ATGATCGATCCGTTCATTGCCTTCGTGCTGCTGGCGGCCATCGTGGCCGTGTCCATCGGCGGCGCAAAGCTCGTTTCGTGGCTGCTGGACCGGCGTGATTACACCGCCTCGCAGCAGTCCCGCGAAGCCCAGGTCATCGCACTCGCAAAGGCTGAGATTGCCGCCACCAAGCGCGGCGATTTGCTGGCAGCAGCCCGCTTCGCCGAACAGCAGGAGGGCATCCATGTTCCGTAACAGTCCCTTCCCGTGGGTCCTTCCTGCTATCGGCCTCTTCGCCGTTGTCCCGAACCCGGCCACTCTCGTGCTGGTCGTCTTCGCCTTCCTGCACTACGTCATGGGGATCCTGCGCAATGGCCGGTGATCGCGCGGTGCTGGCCGGGTCGGGACTCCCCTCGTCTAACAGGGGAGTCAGTGAATTCAGGAACCCCGAGGGAACCCTGACGGTCGGCATTGACTGGTTTTCCGCTTCCATCGATCTGCGCGCAGCGCTGGACGAACTCGCGTTCCGTGATGGTGACAGCTTCGAAGAGGTCCGCCAGTGGATCGAGTTCTCTCCGGAGAACGCCCGCATCGCGGCCCTGCAGGTGTTCTGCTGGTTCTTCGCCGGGCTGGGCCTTGAACTTGATGAAACCGTGGGCGGCGGTCGCTTCTATACGTGGCGAATCAAGATCATCGACGCTGCCAAGAAGTTCGTCGGCATGATCGAACTGGGTGGCGAAGATTGCCGCCGTGCCGATGGCACGTATACCGCTCGCATCGAGCTAACCGGTGATGGATGCAAAGCGATAGGCGCAGCGCGCTGCGGCCATGCGCAGCGGTGGCTGGAGCTTCGAGCGAAGCTCGAAAGCTGCGCCGGAAGGATCACCCGTGTCGACGTGTGCGCTGATGACCTGGTGGGCGACTACCCATTGCGTATGGCGCAGAAGTGGTACGCCAATGGTGACTTCGACAACCGTGGTCAGCGCCCCAAGGCGCAGCTGGTGGACGACTACGACAGCGGCGATGGCAAGACGTTCTATGTCGGCGGCAAGAAGTCGGAAAAGCAGCTGCGCGTCTATGAGAAGGGCAGGGAGCAGGGCGACAAGAGTTCGCCGTGGGTGCGCTATGAAGCGCAATTCCGCAATTCCAACCGCAAGGAACTGCCGCTCGACATTCTGCGCGATCCGGCGTCCTACCTGCTGGGTGCCTATCCGGTCCTGTCCTTTCTGCGCTGCGTCGCCACGCGCATCGAAATCACGAAAGCCGCCGTTGAAGCGACGTGGAAGAGCGTTCGCCGACACATCCGTCGCCAGTACGGTGCGGCCATCAACTTCATTTGCAAAAACTGTCCCGACGATCAGTCACTGCGGGCAGTAATGGAATCCTGCACTTCGCCATCGCTGCCGAAGTGGGTCACAGGTGACACAGCAGCGCACTGGCCCGAAATCGCGGCCGTACAGCCAACCTCGAAGGGGTAACGAAATGCAGAACGTCATCAAGGTCACCGTCCTGTCGTCCAGCGTTGATGAGCGTGGGGGCAGCTTCAAGAACGACGCGGGCGAGAACGTCGAATACACCACGCGCAAGCAGAAAGCCAAGCTTGAAACGGGTGGGTTCGCGTACCCGTATGACGTGCGCCTGGACAAGGGCCAGCAGCCCTATGCCGAGGGTGAGTACGAACTCGACGTCACCGCAATGGCTCAGGTGAACAAGGGCGTTCTGTCGCTCAGCAAGTTCACCGTGCTGCGCATGGTGCCCAAGGCTGCACCGCGCCCGGCAGGGCAGGCCTAACCCATGGGCCTTTGCGTTGCTTTCGGGGAAGACGGAACGCTGATCCCAACTGGTCAGCCCGTCGATCAGTGCGCGGGGTACGTGCTGATGAGCAGCGCAGAGGCCTCCACCGTCAGTCTGATTGCTGAGGCATTCCAGCCGCCCACCAAGGAGCAGCTGGCCGTGTGGGCGGTGTCGCCGATGGCCCTGATTCTCTTCTTCTTCGTCGTCGCCCGGATCGCCGGTTCCGTGGCGTCGTTCTTCAACACCAACCGGTAACCCATCCACTCATGAAAGGAGCATCACCATGGATTTCAGCGGAATTCTGGACGGCCTGTCCGTCGCCTCTGCCACCACTGCCGTCGTCGCCGCAGCGGCGCTGATCGCGCTGGTCGGCTTCTCCAGCTGGGCAGCAAAGAAGGTGGCGGGCTTCTTCGGCCGTTAATGCGAAGGGGCAGGGTGGGGCAGGGAAACCTGCCCCTTTCTATTGGGAGGGCGTATGGACTTTGAAAGCATCATGGCCTCGTTGCAGCCCGCAACGGCTGCACTGGCCGTTCTGGGGGCCGCAGCGCTGTACGCGCAGATCAGGTTCTGCCTGTGGGCTGCACCGAAGGTGGCGCGGTTCTTTATCGCTCGGAGGCTAGGATGATCCTGTGCCTATTTGCCGGGCTTCTGAGCGCGCTGTGTGGCATTGCCGCAGCGCTAGGCTTGGACGCGTGAAGAGCCTCGTTGCCATCTTCTTCGCTATCGGACTGCTGCTCTCCGATGGCGCGCATGCGCAATCGCAGCAATGCTATATGCAGGGCAATTATCAGGGATGCGATCAAGGCACAGCGTTCGCTGAGTGCCAGGTGTTCATGGCAGCGACGCGCATCAAGTATCCGGCCGGTGAGTATGGCGCATGTACCGCGGCTACTATTGGCAATACACCGGGTTTCGATGGTTGGGTAAAGACTTACTCCGCAGGTGTCAAGGGCGTGTTTGTCGGTGCAACCTCGGTTTTCTACGCCTACCCGAGTGACAAGAAATGTACCGCTCGCCCCGAGGAATTCGGCTGGGAGGGCGGGACTACGGCTGGCTCGGTCAATGCGTGTCACAACGGTTGCATGTACACAAGCTCGCTCGATCCCCAGGGCGTGGTTGGCTACTCTTACACCGCAACGGGGGGTACCTGCACTGAGGCGGACGCACCCGCGCCAACGCCTGCGGGCGACGGCACCGATCCGGGCAGCGGCGGAGGCGATACTGGCGGCGGCGATGGTGGTGGCGGGACCAACCCCGGCGGCGGCGATGGTGATGGTGGTGGTGGAACCAACCCCGGTGGAGGTGACGGCGGTAGCGGTACCGGTCCGGGCGATGGTGACGGCGGTGGCGATGATGGGGATGGCGACGGCGGTGGCGGTACTGGGCCCGGTCCCGGCCCGGGGGAGGGTGACGGCGATGGTGATGACCCAGGTGCGCCCGGAGAGGATGGCGGTCCGCTCTACGAGCGTGACAAGAACCTCACTATTCCGAAGGTTTACGCCGAGTTTGAGCAGCGAGTAAAGAAGGCGCCGATCATCGACGCTACAAAGCGATTCTTTACGGTTTCTGTGGGCGGCAGCTGCCCGGTGTTCACCGTTCCAGCGTCGGCGTACTGGGAGGCCATGACGTTCGACCTGCACTGTAGCGGCGCCATCTTCGCGCTGTTGCAGCTGATCGGCTGGGTGCTGCTGGCGATGGCCGCGTACAAGGCCGGGGAGATTGCACTCACATGATGCACTTCGCCGCTTTCGTGACCGCTCAGGCCGGATGGCTGCAAGACCTCACTACGTGGTTTCGCAAGCAGATTGAACGGTTCTGGGATGCGATCGTTGAGTTTTTCAACGACCTGATCATCCTTGCCATCAAGGCCGTGCTTGAACTGGTGGTCATGGCGTTTGAGCGCCTGCCGGTGCCGGACTTCATGCAGCAGTACAGCATCGGTGGACTGCTTGGCAACGCCGGTTCCACCGTGGGCTGGTTCGTCCAAACCTTCCGCATCGGCGAATGCTTGGCCGTCATCGCACTGGGGATCGCGTTCAAGATCACCCGAAAAATTCTGACCTTGGGGAAATGGTGACATGCTCGTTTTCAACGAAGGCGTGCCGCGCGCAGGCAAGAGCTACGACGCGGTAAAGAACCACATTCTGCCGACGATCAAGAAAGGGCGACGGGTGTTCGCTCGCCTCAATGGCCTGAACCATGAGCGCATCGCCGAGTACCTGGGCATGCCAATCGATGAGGTGCATCAGCTGCTCACGCTGGTGGATACCAAGGACGTCGCCAACACGTTTGCCTGCTACAAGGATGATGCCACCGGCCAGTGGTGCATCCCGGACCAGTTCAAGGACTCGCTGTGCGTCATTGATGAGGTCCATGAGTTTTACGTGGCACAGCGCCAGCCGTTACCAGATGCCGTGGAGAACTTCTGGGCGCTGCTCGGCCAGAATGGCGGCGATGCGGTGATCATGACGCAGTGGATCAACCGCGTGCATCAGGCCGTACGCGCACGCATCGAGCGCAAGAATGTCTTCCAGAAGCTCACTGCGGTTGGCATGAAGAACCGCTATCGGGTGACGTTCTTCCACACCACGTCGCCGGGCAAGTATGAGCGGGTAGGGGGCAAGACCGAGAAGTACGACCCGGAGATTTACCCGCTCTACCACGGCTACGCCGTGGGATCGGAGAACACCGAGGTATACGAGGAAGGTGGCACCAACATCTGGAAGGCGCTCGCGCTTAAGGGCGCGATCTTTGGGGGTGTCGGCCTCGTTGGCGCTATTGTCTTCATTCGGTTCTTTATGACCGGTGGCGGCTTGGTGCCGGACGAAGAGAAGAAAGACGATCTGCCGGGCATGAAGGCTGAGGTGTCCAGTACCGCCAACCCGGCGCCGCAGGTGCCCGGAGTGCCCGTCAAGAGGGCCGAGCCCGATCCGCTGGCGAAGCTCACCCCTGAGCAACGCTATGTCGCCCAGCTGTCGAAATCGAACCGCATCCGGCTGGCGCTTACGGCGTCGTTCGGTGAGCGCCAGGTCGGCATGGTCGAGTGGGTCGACAGCAGCAACAACACCGCCGATCAGCTGAGCTTTGACGCCCTCATTGCGATGGGCTACCGGGTTCGTGTCTTCGCCTACGGGGCCAAGCTGACCGCCGAGGATTTCACCGTGATTGCCACCGCATGGCCGCGTCAGGCGCCGCAACGTGACGTGGATTCGCGCCTATATCGCCTGGACGACGCGAGCGCGGGCGCGGGCCTTGCGACCGCAGGGAGTGAGGCCGGCGCCGGCGTCCGCGTCAGTGGCGGGCAGGGCACGTCTACCGCGAACGGAAGCACGCTGGTGCGTGTCGGTGATCGCCCGATGGGGACATTCCCAGAGTCGAAGCCGTACCCGGCCAGCTTCTGATTATCGTGACGGATCACGGGCAGCGGTCGTTCGGAGAAAGCACCCAGCCACCGTCAGCGGCCATCTGTCTGTAGGGCTTTCCAGCGAAGCACTGGACATTGCTGGTCGGCTGTTCCCCGCAGCGCGAACCCGGCAGATTCTCCCAGCCGCCTTCGATTCGACGGAACAGCATTCCGTTGATGCAGCGCACGTTTCGGTCCATCTGCTCGGGTCGTGCACGGGCAGCCGTCACAGCGGGCGCAGCGGGCGCAGCGGTCGCCTCACGTCCGGGCGTGACTGGTGCATGTGCAGGCTTGGACGTTGCCGCTGGACGTTCTACGGTTTCGGCAGCGCGCCGCAAGCCTTCAAAGCGCTCGCTCCAGGCACTGTTAGTGCGGCCAAGCGTCAGCACACCAATGGTGGCAAGGCTCACCACGGTCAGAAAGCCTGTAATCAGCCATGGGAAGTACCAGCGGCGGCGCTCGATAGGCGGCAGGTATTCCGGTCGTTCGCGCTCCATACGTCTCCCCAAGGCTTCCTGAGCGCATTGTAGCCGGGGTGTAGGGGCAGCGCCCCTACGGAAGCGCCTCACCCGCGCTGGCGGCGTTTGGGCCCCGGTACCGGCAGGACTGCTGCTGGCGGCTCGGCGTCGGGGCCAGCCATCGCCCTGGACAACCGCTCTTGTCGCCGGGCCATCAAGGTGGCCACCTCGATCACGTCAGCCGGCACTGCAGGAAAGCTGTTTCTGGCAGCCTTAGTGCTGCAACGGTTTCGAGGGTGTCCCGATCGAGGATCGCCGCGGAGTTGGCCCATCATCCGGCGCCATTCCTGTGCCTGCGCAGCGGTGAGCGACAGCCAGGCCAGATCCTGCGGTTCCAGCTCGCGGCCCTCGGGCGTGACCAGTCGGCCACCCTTATGTTGCACGCGCAAAACTATGATTCTGTATCTCATTGATTAATCAATGGATCGATGCGGTGTTGCACCACAATCGCGCGCGCGCCAATGCTGTGTAGTTGGACATTGCACAACGCTAGTGCATGAATTTGGTGCGGCGCCAATGCACGGCTTCTAATTTGAGGCAAAGCCAATGGAGCGGCTGTGCCCGGCGGCGTAGTTCAAACGAGCGTAATCAATGCTGTGGGGACTGGAATGCTCTTGTCCGGCAGGCTATCGATGATTGTGGCCGAGCCGCTCTCGCAGCAGTCGAGGTGGCCATTGGAGGTTGCGAACCTCTTCCTTTAGGTCGGCCCCGCCACGTGGTCGAGGTGGGGCTCGGACTCGGACTCGGAGGAAGGGATAGTCGCGGCATCGCTAGAGATTCAGCCAGCCTCGCGCTGGCCCGCTGACGCTGATTGTGCACAAGCTAATCGCGCGACGCCCCAAGTTGAAACATCCGTGCTCCGGGCCGGAAGGCAGCGACCTCACTCGGTGCACCTCGAGCTGGGCACGAAGCGCGTGAAGCCTAGAGGCGTCTCCCTCAGGCAAGCTTCCTCGCTAAACAGCGCGGAGTACCCGGGCAGGCATGCCTCATGTCGCGCCCAACAGCTGCCATGACCAAGCCATCACTTCGTCAGCCACTGGCCGTAAGCCTCAACATCAATCATCGGTACGGTCCCACTGAACTGAAGTTGGGCGATGAGTTTGAAGAGGAACGCCGTCGCGGGCTTGTTCTCATTCACAAAGAGATAGCGATCCTTGGAATGGTCAAAGAAGAAGTGACCATGCGCAGCAACGCAGCCAAGGTCCAAGCGCCCGTCGCCGGGATTGGCGGTCAGTGCCCTTTCCAGGGAGGGCCCAAGCGCTGGACTCCAGTCACTTTCAAAGGTCAGCAGCCCGCCAAGAATTGGCATCAAGGCCTTTGGCGGATAGACCCCACCCGCGTGCGGGATTGGCAGGCTAGTGCGCTGCAACTGTCGAACGCTTGCCACCTTCTGCTGGGCGTACGCCACCAGCTCTGCATTCGCTGTCTGCTTGGCTTCGAACACCGCATAGACGCTCTCGGCAGGAACAATGATTTCACCCTCGTAGGTGAAAATAAACGGTGAATACTGCCGATCGAAAATCACCACATCAATCTGCTGGCTGAAATTTCCTTGACTATCCACCACGTGTGCCTTCGCAGCTTGATAGCGCTTTGGTAGGTAGGTATCCAGCAAGCTGATCCACACGTTCTCACTGGCATCCCCCTTGGACCCTGGGTGATTGAACGTCTTCCGGACAGTGGCAAGGCGCAGCTGAACATCCTCATGCAATGAAGAAAGCAGCTGTGAAAGTGACCATTGGGACAT